TTTCCAATGTATATTACATTGCTAATACTATAAGTGATGTTGAAGCTAGCTATTGGGAGCCAGTAAGCTTTTACACATACGAAGACGAAGTCAATAATAGTAGAAAGTTTATAAGACTCATCGATAAGGCGTATGTCGATACAGTAGAAAAAGAAATTGCAGATAGTCTAAAATGAGTTCTTCTTTAAAAGAAAATAGTGATGTTAAAATTTATAGTATTAAAATTACTAATAGTAATGACTCAGATACTAAAGATATCAGAGGACAAGTAAAGCAGCTTTCCATATATGAAGACATGGAAGAGCCTACTGTATTCTGTGAGATACTATTAGAAGATCAAATAAACCTAGTAAATAAACTTCCTATTTTTGGCGAAGAAAAAATAGAGATATCTTTTAAATCCCCTTTTAGGGATGATATAGTTACCTACAAACTAAAAGTATTTAATGTTTTAGGTGAAGCAATTATAGAAAGCAACAGAGGTAGTGTATATACCTTACAGGGTGTATCGGAGGATCACTTTTCAGGCACTACAAAGAATGTAGAGCGATATTATGAAGATACAATCGATAATATAGTTTCCGACATATTAAACAACATAGTAAAGACTAAAAAAAATATTTTTATTGAGAAAACTAAAGGTATTATAAAATGGGCAATGTCAAGAACTAAAGCATTCAAGGGTATTGACCTTCTAAGACAGCGTGCTATATCATCTACTGCAAAAACAGGTGGTGTGTTTGTTTTTTATGAGAACCAATTAGGATATAATTTTATCAGTATAGAAAACCTTATGAATCAGGGAAAATCAACAATTGCAAGTAGGGTTTTTAAATACTCCCCTGCAACAAAAGAAGACCCTCAAAGAGAAGCCCACAATTTTAGAAATCTTATTAATTTTGAAGTGCTTAAAAAAATAGATTCTGCAGATAAAATTACCGGTGGTGCATTTAATAATACCGCTAAATCATTTGACATTCTTACTAAGAGTGTTGGAGATGTTAAATTTAAACTTACAGAACAAGCGGGTAAAATAGAATCTGGTCAAAGCAGAGCTGCTAGCTTACCTAACAGTGGTCAATTTATAAATGAACAATCATCTAATGACACCTATAAGTTTTTCTCACCTAAAGATTCAAGTAATAATCCAGATTTCTTTGCTGATTTTCTAAGCTTTAAGCAAGCGTACGCCACTCTTTTTAATCAAACTATTGTAAGATGTTACGTACACGGAGACAGCAACTTAATGGTTGGCGATATGATTAACTTGCAGGTGCCTGATACTTCTGCAATTAAAAAGACGGATAAGGCAGACGACAGATATTCTGGAAACTATTTAATAACTAAGCTAAGACATTTTATCTATTTAGAAGATGGAAGATTTAAGCACAGAGTTTCATTTGATTGCAATAAATTAGGGTGGTAAAAAATGGCTATTAGTAACATAGGCAAGGACGGTTTCAGTTGGTTTGTTGGAGTAGTAGAAGATAGAGATGATCCTCTCAGGCTAGGGAGAGTAAAAGTTCGCGTTCATAATGTTCATACAGAAAATAAGGTCCTTCTTAAAACTAACGAGCTCCCATGGGCAAGTGTTCTTAACCCTATTAATAGCGCTAGTTTAAAGAATGTAGGTATTTCACCTACTGGTATGGCGGTAGGTACCACTGTTGTAGGTTTTTTTATGGATGGCAATGATAGCAACCTTCCTGTGGTGATGGGAACTCTTGTAGGGATACCCGATAATAAACAAGATAACCATGACGTACCTAAAGAAGCAAGAGGGATAAATTCTATTAATAAAGAGCTTACCGGTCCAGAGCCAGCTTCAGCATACGGTGCTAAATACCCCTATAACAAAGTAGTTAGAACTGAGAAGGGGCATATAATAGAGATTGACGATACCCCGGACAAAGAAAGAATACACATTTATCACAAATCGGGCACATACACTGAGGTTAACAAGGACGGAAGAAAAGTATCAAAGGTAGTAAATGACGATTTTGATATTGTAATTAAAAATAAAGAAGTATACGTTGGCGGCAACGTTAATATCAAGGTTAAGGGCAACGTAACATTAACTGTTGATGGCAATATGAATTCTACTGTAGGCGGCACATATTCAGTTAAATCGGGGGGCGTAATGACGTTCAGAGCTCCTAAGATCAATCTTAACTAATGCCAGGTATTACAAGAAAGGCCACAGATAAAGCTGGTGGGGTATTAATTACCGGGTCTGCTAATGTGTTTGTTAACGGCGCTGATGCTGTAAGAATTGGAGATAAAGTAGCAAGGCACGGTAGTTCCCCACATGACAGCCCTGATATGGTAACAGGGTCAGATTCTGTTTTCGTTAATGGTATTCCGGTCTGTAGAGCAGGCGACAAAGCATCATGTGGACATATAGCGACTGGGTCCGATAACGTTATAGCGGGGTAAAATGGCACTAATAAAACAACTACCAACTAAAGAAACACAAAAGCAAGTAGTATATTATTCTGATTTACAAACTAATCTTGCTATACATCCGAACAAAAAAGACTTAACAACTTTAAACAACGAAGATTCGGTAAAACGAAGCATTCGCAATATACTCCTAACTAACAGAGGTGAAAAATTAATGAATCCTTTGTTTGGTAGTGATATAAGGGCTTTGCTGTTTGAGAATATGAATTCTGTTACAGAAAGTCTGCTAAAAGATTATATTTCTAGTTCTATTGCTAACTATGAGCCAAGAGCAAACGTTTTAGCTATTAATGTGTCTGCACTGTTTGATTATGATGCGTATGCCATTACTATTTTTTTTAGTATAATAAATAAAAAAGACCCTGTTACTTTAGAACTGCTTATTAATAGGATACGTTGATGGCCAACACCAGTATAAATTTAGTCGGGCTTGACTTTGAGACTATTAAAGGTAATTTAATACTATATCTTAAGCGTTCTGACTCGCCCTTCAAAGACGTGAACTTTGAAGGCTCGAACATATCACAGCTATTAGATGTGATGTCATACAACACGTACTTAAACTCTTTCTATCTTAATATGATAGGTAGTGAAATGTTTCTCGATTCATCGCAACTTAGAGAATCAGTTGTATCGCATGCTAAAGAACTCAACTATGTTCCACGCTCATTTACTTCAGCGTCTGCTCATATATCTTTTGATATTTATCCAAATACTGCATTAAATTCTATTTTAGTACCAAAAGGCACCACTTTTAGTACTAAAATGGGTAGTAATAGCTATACTTTTAGTACTCAAGAAAACTTAATCTTTAATACCAATTCTAATGGCACTATAGTTGTTGATGATCTAGAAATATTTGAAGGCAACTACTTAACTGATACATTTGTTTACACTTCTTCTAATACAGCGCAGAGATTTATACTTTCTAATCCTACAGTAGACACAAGAAGTATTAGTGTGGTTGTTATCGAAAATAATGGGGCAAATACCCTAAGCTATAACAGGTCGTTATCATTTTTAGGTGTTACTGCAAATTCAAAGGTTTATTTCTTACAAGCAGCAGAAAACTCACAGTATGAAATAGTCTTCGGAGATGGCACAATAGGTAGCAAACCTCTTAATGGTTCAACAATAGTTGTAGAATATAGAGTATGCAATGGTGAGCTTCCTAACGGCGTATCTGATTTTGCAATAGACGGCCCTATTCAATCTCAAACGAATATCAGCTCTATATCAGTTCTTTCCCCCGCTGTAGGAGGGAGTGTTGGTGAATCTAATGAATCGATAAAATTTAACGCGCCCCGATACTATCAAAATCAAGAGCGCGCAGTTACTACTAGTGACTATGAAAATATTCTCACCCAATATTTTCCAGAAATACAAGCAATATCTGCCTATGGCGGAGATGAAGCCTTGCCACCCCAGTACGGCAAAGTATATATTGCTATAGACATTAAGAATGCTGACGGGGTTCCCGAGGTTGAAAAGAGAAAGTTTTACAATTTTATCAAACCGCGCTCGCCGCTATCGATTGACCCTGTCATCGTAGATCCAGAATTTTTGTTCTGCAGCATTGACACTAGTGTGACATACAATATTAATACTACATCTATTAAAGACAGCGACATCAGATCGCTAGTAGCAATGAGCATAAGCAAATTCAATAATGAGAATCTTAACAACTTTAAGAGCACCTTACGTTATAGTAAATTTTTAAAAGCCATAGATGACACCCACCCAAGTATCTTAAGTAACGAAACAGTAATATCTCCTTTTAAAGTTCTTCAACCAATAAGAGGAGTACCTTTCAGCAAAACTATTGATTTTAGTTTTGAATTAGAAAGTAATGACATTCAAAGCATACCTGAAACTGAATTACATTCATATGATGTATCTTATAACGTGAGAACATCGACTTTTAAGCTCAATAATATAGAATGCTTTCTGGGTGACGATGGTAAGGGTACCCTTTACGCAACTAAGGTAGACGGGGCTTTTCATAAAAGACTTTTTAAAGCAGGCACTGTTGATTATGCAACTGGTACGATTATTATCCCAAATTTAGTAGTAGATGACTTTACAGGTTCAGAAATAAAACTTTTCGTATCTTCGAAGCGTAAAGATATTTTTTCAGAAAAGAATGTTATTTTGTCTATTAGAGACAGCGACGTTACAGTAACCGTTACTCCGCTGAGAGTTTAATGTATAACTTAGAAGAAAATGTTTCTATCTTTGTAGAGAATCAGTTTCCTGATTTTTATAAGGAAGAAGGACCTCTTTTTATTCTTTTTGCAAAAGAATACTACAAGTGGTTAGAGTCTAATTATGTTTACCTAAGATTATCAGATCCTTTTAATTTTAATATAGGGGATCGAGTAATACAAACCCCCGCCTCTGGTACTATTGAGAATGTTTCAGGAGAATATGTTCTTGTAGATGTAACTACAGAAGGGTTTAGATGCACCAGTCAATGCTTGAACAGTGTACAGGAAATAACAAGCTCGAGTGGCGGGCTTTCTAATGTTAAAGAGATTGTCTCTACCAATCCCTTGTTTTATTCAAGAAAACTTTTCTCATACAGTGATATCGATCATACTACAGATAGTTTTTTAATTTATTTTAAAGAAAAATATCTTAAAGGCATTCAATTTGACACATTTACATCAAAGAGAATGCTTGTTAAAGCCGCAAAAGATCTTTACAGCTCTAAGGGTACTGAAAGATCTATAGACTTATTATTTAAATTAGTGTTCGGGGTAGGGGCAAATGTATACTATCCGGGAGATGATATATTTAAATTATCATCCGGCCAATGGAGAATACCTCAATATCTAGAAGTAACGTTTTCTCCAAGAACAGTTAATTTTCTAGGAAAAGAAATAACAGGCTCTATTTCGGGTGCTAGAGGGTTTTGTGAATATATTATAAAGAGAAATATTAACGGTAAAATAATAGATATTATATATTTAAGTAATGTTAGAGGTACATTTGTCACCGGCGATTTAATAGTTCAATATAACAATTTGGCTTTAAAGGATGCACCAAAAGTAGTCGGATCACTTACTAAGGTTGATATTACGATTGGCGGCTCTGGTTTTGAGACAGGCGAGCTAGTAGATATAGTTGGTAGCAAGGGCGTTAATGGTAAAGCGGTTGTTACCGGTATTGAAACACAAACCGGGCTGGTTAAATTTAAATTGATTGATGGAGGGTGGGGATATAGTAATTCCTCACTTATAGTGTCAGATAAGGTACTAGGAGTAAATAATAGAACAAATGCAAATACAAGTATTAATGATTTTATAAGGTTTGAGACTATATCACAAGATCTATACAATGTTACCATTGATGACTTTACAGCTAACGGCACTATCTTTACTCAGTTAGATGCAGTAGGTAGCTACCTAGTCAACGAGGCTAACAACACTGCATTAGTGAGTAAAATTGTTTCGGGGCCTGCAAACAATTCGGTAAGCCTACTAATAAATAGAATATCCGGTGACATTTTAAGTAATTCTCAAGTTAGAGTAGCTAATCTAGCACTTATTACTACTATAGGTAATACATCCGCTATATCAAATTTTAGTGTTTCTGATGCAATGGTTCAGTCTAATGGCTCAGCGAACGTCTCGCGCGGAAATATTCTAAGCATTTTGGATTCAAAAACACTCACGGTAAATGTTGCATCACTTTCAAGCAATGGAATTCATGCCGGATATTTTATTAAACAAGCTACAACTAATACAGCTGCTAGAGTGCTAGCAATACCGTGGTCGTCAGGTACAAGTTATAATACAGTGCCCAAGATAGTTGTTACGGATGTTGTAGGAGGAACTCTAAACACATTAAACATAATATCACTCTATTCGGATAAGGCTTTAACTAACTTAAGCAGCACCTTCTACATTACATCTATTGCAAACACTAAAACATACAAGCTTGGTGGTGTGTCTGGAAATAGATGGCATGAGGGGAATATTATCTCTAGTATACTTTCTAGTGAGATTAATACTATATTAGTTGCCTCTGAAATAAGCGGCACGACGCTATCAAGCTCTAATGTTACTGCAGTAGCTAATATAATAAGTGTAGGTAATACATTCGTAGGCGTAAACAACCCTCTTAACACTTTTATTTCTACACCGGGCAATAAGGTAATTGGTGCAATTTCTAACACCTATGGGGAAATAAATTTTTTATCTGCAGGCACGAATGCAAATGTATCTATTATTAGCCTATTAGATACAGAACATGTAAGGATATGCTTAGACTTTTTAGCAGCTAATAATGATGGTAGCGGTTCTAGCTCTATTGAATTTCCATTTATTACCCTCAATGGCTCTAATTCAACCTATGGGTTTATAAGCTCAATTTCTGTAAGCAATCCAGGTAGTGGGTATAGTAATACAAATAAGGTAGTTTTTAGCGGAGGTAACGCAGGTATAGGGTCTTTTGGAGCTGCTAATGCAAGCATAACTACAAATAGCTCCGGTGCCGTTACATCAGTTGTTTTAACTGCTAATGTTGGTTCTGGTTATATTGCAACTCCTAATGTTGCTATAGTTAATAGTACTGGTGGGTCTACTGGAGTAGGCACCGGAGCTAGTCTTCTACCGGCATTCCCTCTTGGTTTCTTTAAACTTGCGGGAGGTGATATGAATACCCCTATTATTAATCTTTTAAGATTTGATAACAGAACTATAGGAAAAATAGGGGCTCTAGGAAAGTTTAATCCTGGAAAAAACTACAACATTGCACCCCCTGTAACGGCATATGAATATGGAATAGCTGAGCTTAGTAAAAAAGATTTTATTATATCGATATATAATCTTAATGGATCTTATCAAGTTGGAGAATTAGTTGTTCAGACTTCACTTGTGCCATCGGCAATCTTAAATTGTAATACTATATCTGGAAACTCACAACTACAAGAAAACCATATAATTACTCAAAGTAACGGGTCGTTGATTGTTGCGTCTGGTGAAATACACAGTTTTGTAAGTAATACTGCTTCTAACTCTTTTGTAATTACTGTTAAAAATATTATAGGAGAATTTAGCAACTCATATAATATTATTAATACCCAGACAAATGGTGTTTTTAAGCCCGTTACTGCTTCTACTTCAACTCTAGGTCTAGTTGCAAGAGGCGTTATTTCACAAGCTAATAGCACACAGCTAAAAATAAAACGCCATAGTTTGTTTAATGAATTTTTAACTTCGTCAAATAACAATCTTATCGGATTCAACACCCTCTCTAACAGCGCCGTTTTAAGCGTTGTTGCTGATGATCAGTCTGCTAGTATTGGTGATAATGCAACAGTTACTTCCAACGTAGTATCAGAGATAGGATCTCTTACTAGTATTAGTCTGACAGACAGTGGCTTTGGATATGAAGACAACGAAGGTGTAAAAATGGTTTCAGCTAAAGGAATAATAGCGGAAGGAAAGTGTAGTGTTACTCAATCTGGTATAGGTGCTGGTTATTATTTGTCAAGAGATGGCTTTTTAAGTGATACTAAGAAGATTCATGACGGCGAATACTATCAAGATTATTCCTACGAAGTTCAAAGCCCTATTCCCTTAGATAAGTATAGTAATATACTAAAACAAGTTTTACATGTTGCCGGTACAAAGTTTTTTGGTAAAGTAAAGCTTGCAAGTGTCGAGGATACTAATATCACAGCATTATCATCTATTACTTTAAAAAATGTCTAGACTAATAACACATAATTTTAAGAATCACATCGCAAGTCTTCTTACCGATTCTTTTTCAAATGCTTCAAACAGCAATTATTATCTTCTAGTGTCAAGACACATACCATACCCAGGTAGCGACACTGCTATATTAGTTGCTAATAACAGCACAGAAGCTATTTTTATAGAACCGTACCAGCAAGGTATTTTTGGTAAAAAGATTAACTATTCTGATACTATTAAACTTGCACGAAGAATAGACTGGGTTTCTAACACTGTTTACTCTCGTTACGATAATATCGATGGTGCATTACTATCTAAGTCTTTTTATGTCAATACAACTGATGGTTCTAATTTTTTTATTTATAAATGCTTAGATAATAATAACGGTGCTCCTTCTATTATAATACCTACTGACGCGGACGAAAGTGCATGTAATTTTAGTACTAGTGATGGTTATGTATGGAAGTTAATGTATAAGATGTCTAACACTGCATTCTTTAAGTTTGCTACTAGTGACCACATGCCAGTTGAAACTAGCGCTAATGTATCATATAACACTATACCAGGGGCTATAGATGTAATATCAGTAGAGACCCCCGGTTCTGATTATATTTCCAGTTTAACAGGTACGTTTTTTTCTGACGATTTAAGATCCTCCATACCCGCAATTGCGGGTAGTAGCACTACTTATAGACTAGCTAATTCAGCGTCTGCAAACGTTAATTTCTATACAGGTAGTGCGTTGTATATTACTAGTGGATCAGGTTTCGGTGGTTTAAGAAAAATTACCGCGTATGATCCTGTTCATAAAGTAGTTCAAATAGATAGCCCTTTCACATTACCACCAGCCTCGGGCTCATCCTATCTTATAGCGCCCCATGTATCAGTAGCGGGCGACGGAACAAATGCAGAGGGATACGCAGATGTATCATCAAATGCAACAGTAAATAACTTTATAAGCAAAGTGCAGATAATTGATAGGGGTAAAAACTACACTTATGCAACCGCAACGATCTCTGGAAACACGGGTGGTATATCTAATAACGCAACTTTAAGAGTTATCATACCCCCTAAAGGGGGTCACGGCCATGATTCTGAATTAGAACTAGGTGCAACTAGTCTAGGTATCAGTATGGAGCTGTCTGGTAGTGAGAATGGCTTTGTGCCAGTAGTAAACGATTATCGATCTATTTTTATACTTAAAGACCCTCTATTCAACAATGTTGGGTTAGAGACCGAAAATCCTATAGGAACTTTCCTCGGTAATGAGGATGTTTTACAAGTAAGTTATATGACACTTACTGGAAACGGTACTGTAGCAACAGATAATACTACTATTACCGGGACTGGTACTGAGTTTTATGATTCTCTAAACCTTGATGACGAGATAATTTTATTTGACCCTATTAATAATACTAGATGTCTTCGTAAAATAGTATCAGTTTCTAATTCTACTACTATTTCTATTAATTCTGCTCCTTCTTTTAGCTCAAGTATAGCTAAAATTCAAGTTGCTGAGCGCATCAGCAAAGGAATAAGAACAGGCGGTGATTCGTCCTATGTTATAGTAGGTAATGCAGAGCCTAGATTTGTTTTAGGTAAAAATATTATAGGGGCAGTGTCAGGTGCCTGGGGTAATGTAACGAATATTACTATTAATGATGCTCCTTTTAATGAATGGAAGACGTTTGATAATAGAACAAGAATAGCGTATAGCTTTATTTCAGGTGCTTTGCCACAAGACGCACAAATATATCAAGTAGACATATCTATAGCAAACGCATATTTTCATTCAGCAAATAGCACGTACTTGTTTTTAACTGATGAAAAAGGTATTTTAAATCCCGACCTAACTGATAAGTTCATAGTCAGTGACAGTATTACTACGATCACTGCTGGTCCGGGGACTAAATATTATCCAGACCTAGTAAAAGGTAGCGGTAAAGTAATGTACGTTGAGAACGTTAACCCTATCTCTAGAAGTAATGGTCAAGCAGAATCAATTTCAGTTACTTTGAATTTTTAAGAGGGTATTATGTCCATAGAGACTAATTTAAATGTAGCACCTTTTTTTGACGATTTCAGTGAAGATAAAAATTATTATAAAATTCTCTTTCGTCCTAGTGTCTCAGTACAAGCACGTGAATTAACTCAAATTCAAGATATACTGCAAAATCAAGTTGAAAGATTAGGAAACCACGTCTTTAAAAGCGGCACAATAGTTAGCGGCGTTAACTTTCAATTTTACCCCACTTACTCTTATGTTAAGATATTAGATGATCAGAATGACGGTAAGCCTGCTATACCTACAGAGTATATTAATTTCTACGCGGAAAACTCATCAAAAGTTGAGGCAAAAATTATTAATGCGAAACAGGGTCTACAAGCAACCGACCCTGACACTAACTACTTATATCTTAATTACCTAAATTCGGGAAACGACAATCAAACACCTGAGTTTTCAAATAATGATGTTCTTACTATTTTTAGTAAGAGCTATGAAATATTTGATTTTAACATTGTAAATGGCGGCACTCTTTTTGCTAATTCTGACACTGTTCAAGTTGTAAGTGCCCTTCTAGTTAGCAATAGCACGATAGATCCTGACGCTGATATCTCACAAACTATAGGAACTAATGTTGCTAATGTATACGTATTTGAAGCTAATAGCAATTTTAGTATCACTGTTAATAATAAAACTTATAGTAGTGCAGACGGTTATACAATTTTAAAGATTAGACCTCATACTAATGACCTATCTAATAGCTCAGTAACATCAGCTAAATGGACAATAACTGAAAATAATTTTATCATCCAAGGCTCTAACAGCGCATACGTTGAAGCTCTCATCGGCACAGGCGCTGCTGCTGTTCTTACTACAGACTCGTCAGGCGTTATAAACAATATTTCACTTACCAACCCTGGTATAGGTTATGTTGTAAGCCCCTACATAACAATTAGAAGCAGTACAGGAACATACACCAACTTTGAAATAACTCCCCAAATGTTCAAAGCACAGGTAACTATTGCTGATGCTACTTTCAATAATAACAATTCAAGCCCGGTAGGTAATGCATATGCATTCGGAGTAACTCAGGGTATTATTTATCAGAAAGGTTTCTTTTTAAAGGTTGATAATCAAACTACTGTTGTAAATAATTACTCAACTAATGTTGATTCTGTTGCGGTAGGGTTTATATCAACCGAATCTATTGTAAATAACAATGTCGATACATCTCTGCTTGATAATGCATCTGGAACCCCGAACTTTGCCGCCCCTGGGGCCAATAGACTTAAATTTACACCTACACTAACAGTTGTCAATACTGCTAGCTCGACAGCTAACAATTCGTTCTTCCCGCTTGTTGAATTTAGAAACGGCCAACCTTATAAGCAGTATAAGAATACCCTTTATAATATTCTTTCAAAAGAGTTTGAAAGAAGAACTACTGAAACAAACGGTAACTTTGTAGTAGATCCTTTTATTGTATCAACTAAGGATCAAACTACATGGAGCAATACTTTTTTTAATGCCGTCTCCGACCCCGGTATACTTTATATCGACGGTATAAGAGTTGACACACTAAGAAACACATATGTGCCTGTTAGGAGATCTAATGACTCATTAATACTATCAAGTCAGATTGCTAGCCTTAATTACGGTAATTATATTTTAGTTAAGGAATTAGCAGGATTTATAGACACAAAGTCTGCTCCGGATGTAGAATTATATGATACTGCTTGCGGATATTATTCAAACAACAAAAATACCATAGTACCTACCGGCGTTAAAATAGGCACAGCCAAGGTTCGTTCGATAGTTTTTGATTCAGGAACCCCGGGTACTAGTACAGCATTATATAGAGCATATTTGTTTGATATAAACATCATTCAAGGATATCAGTTTAT